AATGATACGGGACCACCGAGATCTACACAACAGTCCACACTCTTTTCCGACAACCATCACCTTCTCGAGAACGACCCCTTCTACCTCGAAAACCTGAACGCGATGAACGAGAAGCTCAAGGCTCAGCTTCTCGAGGGTTCCTGGGACGCGATCTCTGGCGCCTACTTCGAGAACTTCCACGAGGACAAGGACACCTACGACCCCAAGACCCTCGAGTTCTCGCCCTGGGCCTATCGCTGGATCAGCGGAGACTGGGGCTTCACCCACGACGCGGCGATCCACTGGCACGTCTACGTCAGCGGCGTGACCTACACCTACCGCGAACTCATCGTCAACAACCTCGAGCCCTACCAGCTCGCCCAGCGGATCGTCGAGCTGACGGGTGACGAGAAGATCCGAACCGTCTTCCTCGGCCCCGACGCCTTCGCCAAGAAGACCTCGCCCCGCACGATCGCCATTGAGATGAACGAGGTCTTCGCCAAGAGTGGGATTCCCGCCGCCGTACCCGCCGACAATGACCGCAAGGGCGGTGCCCGGCTGATGCACCAGCTCCTCACGCAGGGACAGTGGAAGATCAATCCGCGCTGCTTCAACCTCATCAAGAGGCTCCCCGAGATGGTCATCGATCCTGATGACCCGGACGACTACCTCAAGGTGGACGGCGACGACGGAGTCGATTCCGCCCGCTACGGCATTAAGTCGGTACCGCGCGAGATCGACGAGCCCGTGGAGGAGAAGATCAGGAACTTCGTCACGGCCAAGGACCCCACCTTCCGCGCCCTTCAGTACCAGATGGCCCAGAAGAAATATGCCAATGCCGCCCAGGATCGACCGATCGATTTCCGTGGACGGCCTCGGCGTGTGGCTTAGGAGAGCCTGATGAACATCATCTTCGGATTCGAGTCGTGAGCGCGGAGAAAGTGATCGAGATGCCGCTCGTCAACGAAATCATCGACCCGGAGCGGCAGAGACGCGTTGGCGTACGACGGGCATTCGAGAACTCCGCCCGTACACTCTTCGAAACCTACGAATCGCTAGCGATGACGGGTGAGCGTGAATTCGCGCTCAAGCTCGTCGAGAGACTTCCGATGGAGGACTCGTGGCTTACGCCCAACAGCTAGACACGGTGGCCGTGCGACTCGATGGTGGTGCCGGGGGCAGTGGAGGCGGAACCATTGGGCCGGGAACGTCAACGACATTCACCGATGGCTCGGTGATTTTCGCGCAGGGCGGAGTGCTCGCCCAGGACAACGCGAACTTCAGCTTCAACAATACGACGCACATCTTCACCGCAGCGGGCGGCATCCTCGGTAAGGTCGTTCCCTCGGCCAAGACCGCGAGCTATCCGGTCGTCGCCGGAGACTCGGGCAAGCTCTTCACGAATACCGGATCGTCCGGGACGATCACCTTCTCGCTTCCGGCCGTGGCTTCTGGGCTCGCGTACAGCTTCTACGTGGCCGACAACCACACGGTGGTCATCGACGCGGCGGGGACCGATCTCATCCGCATAGATGGCTCCGTCTCGAGCGCAGGCGGCACGCTGACCTCGAATGCCCAGGGCGACTTCATCCAGGTCTATTCGAACGGCGTCGTGTGGTTCGCTGGCGGAGGACAGGGATCATGGACCGCAGCGTGAGGACGTAAATGACAAAGGTTATCTCCTCCTTCACGTCTCCGCTCGCCGTGGCCGATCTCCCGGCCCCGAGTGTCCTCATCTCGGCGCAGACAGACGCGCTCGTCCTCGGCTCGACGATCACCCTGGGCGCAAACTCCTCGCTCATTGGGTGGTATTTCTTCACCGGACCTAGCCTCAGTAACTACAGCCCGCTTTGGTTCGCGGGCTCGGGGCCAGACACGCAGTGGTATTACGGCGACGGCGGCAACGCGAACAAGCTCACCGTCATTCTCGCCGGCACCCGCGTGCTGATCTCGACGACGAACCTTCCGGCCACCGACAGCGGGTGGCATCTCATCGCGACCACGGACGACGGCGTCGCCCTCAGGTCGTACATAGACGGCGTGGACGCCGGAAACTCCGTTGGCGCCTACACGTCGCTCAACGGCATGGGCATCACGAAGCTCACGCAGGGAGTGAATGCCAATAACTACTTCGGCTACATCTCGATGTGCGCGGTCTTCGACCGTGCTCTATCGGCGGCAGAAGTTCTGGCGGTCTATAACGCCGGGAGGGCCTATCCGTGGACCGGAAGTCTCGCCCCGTTCAATTCCGGATTGCAGGTCGCATGGCACCTGTACGAAGGCCATGGCGATGTCGTTCACGCCTTCGCGGGCGCGAACAACCCCCTCACGCTGACCAGGGGCTCAACCGGCGAGAACGGAACTGCCATGTGGCGGATGGGACCGTCGTGACCGAAGTCCTTCTCGACGCCGCCGGATGGACTCTATGGCACCTGACGGTGCTTACGGCGTTCATCGTGTCGGGATGGGCGGTGTATCGGGTCATTACAACGGGCGGTACCTTTCGGCGTCGGCTTCTCATCGGCACGACCATTCTCGGGGCCTTCTTCGTTGGGTGTGGCTTCGGCTGCGCCCAAGAGCACGAGAGGGCCTCGTACATCTACAAGTGGAACGGACGAGCTTGGTAAGCAACGAACCACGTTCCGGGACACCCGGACGTACAGAAAGGTGAAATGAAATGAGTGCCATCAACCCGATCAGTGATCCTCGAGTTTCCGAGTACATGACGTATCTTCATACCCACGACGCTCAGGCGACCGGCGAGCCGGCGACTGTCCTGGCGGTTTTCAACAAGTACCCCGGCTACAACCCCACGGCCCTCGCCGGTGAGGTACTCGACGCCATCGCCAGTGCTGGGTCTCCGGAAGAGGCGGGAACGATCGCGCAGTCGTACCTCCAGGCGAAGCTGGATGCTCCGGTCTCTGGTGTAGCAACGCGGGACGATCTTCTCTCCCAGCTCGATTCCCACCTCTCCCAGTCCTTCGCGATCATCAAGCTCCTACTCGGGAAGTCCGACAAGCCTGGCGCGGCGGTCCCCGAGGGAACCGGGTTCGGTGGCGACGCGGGAGCCGGCGTCAAGAAGCTGAAGAAGAGCTAAGGCATGGACCGCCGTTCCGCTCGCCGCACGACTCTTGTCGTAACCCTCCTTTTCGGACTGGGCGGAACGGCGTTTCTTTCTGGCTGTAGGCTTTTCTTCGATCCGAAGACCGCCGTCGCGACCGACGAGAACACGCTCGCCTATCACAACGCCCGGTACAGCGAGGCGTGCCCGGATGTCGGGAGCCCTCTCCCTGCCGGCCCACAGCCGTACTGCAACGAACGGGACGCCGCCCTGAAGGTGGCGAAGGGCGCGGTTCAAGAAGAGGTCACGGCCCAGAAGCGCGGCGGCAAGTACCCGCTCCAAAAGGCTCGAGCGAAGCGCCTTCTGAAGGCGCTGGCGGTGAAGCCATGAGCGGGCTCTTCTCGACTGGCGTCGCCATCGTGGACAAGCTCCTAGCGCTCGGCGTCGCCAATCCCGAGGCCATGGCCCGGCTTCTCGACGAGCACGGCCTCACCGATCAGAAACTCCAGGCCGAGCTGGACCAGATCATCATCAAAGACCCGAAACAACCGGATCCCACAGAAGGAGAATGATCGTGGACGCTGTTCTTATCCTGAAGATCCTTGACTCGATTTCGAAAGGAGCCAATGCCGTGAAAAACACGGAGGCTGCCTTTACGCCCGATCAGTCAACCCTGTCGAAAGACATCGCCATTGCCGAGGCCCTGTTCCCGATCGCGCTGGACCTCGCGAAGGCGATCGAAGTCGCGGCGGCGAAGAAGTAGGACGTTATGGTAGAAGCGTTAGTGGCCTTCGTTCTTTCCGTCCTCATCCTCGCCGTGTTTCACGGTCCCGCGTGGGCCGTCACGCTTGGTACTTACGGTGGGCTGGGGTTCTCTCTCTACGTCCTGATTCTCGTCATCGAATGGATCGTGGGCAGGCTGAAGAGCTGACATGAGCGCCAACATCCACTCCGAGACCAGCACCGCCAGCGGGAAACAAATCCCGCCGGTCACGGTTTTGGCGCCGGTCTCGGCTGCGGATGCTCATCAGATCGCGGAGCCGGGAGAGCTGGTTGCCGTCCCGCTCGCCCCGCGTACCGGATCACTCGCCTCCGTAATCCCGGAAGGTACGACGATGGCAGGGGCCGAGGTGAAGCCAAAGATGCGAAGCGTGACGCTTTGGCTCCTGACCATCGACGGTCTGTTTCAGACCCTCCAGACCGTCTTCCCGCAAATCGAACGGATTCTCCCCAAAAAGGTCGCGTACGTCATCAACGTCACGCTGCTGGTTTATGTCGGAATCCGACGCGTTTATGACAACACGGTTTTGAGGTAGCGATGACCGATGTCATCGTCGTCGCCTTGATCGCAGCCGTGCCGGCCACCGTGGCTGCCGCCGTTGGCGTGAGCAATAGCCGGAAGGCTAATCAGATTCACGTTCTCGTGAATTCCAACATGACGGCATTGAAATCGGACCTTGCAATCGCCAACTCGAAAATCGAGGATCTGGAGCAACTGGTCGGGAAAATGAGCGCGCAGCGCGATGCTGCTCTCGAGGGAAAACCGTGAGGTGCAACTATGGACCCCTCCGGTCTTCTACTGCCGGACGAGGAGGACGACCCGCGCCCCATCCGTCCGTTCTCCTGGCCAGAGTTCATCTGGCATCGAGCACGACTAAGGAGCCCGCGTGTGGTGGATGAAACGCCAATCGGCGCTCGCGTGGAGTGGCTCGCCGAAAAGCTCGAGAAGCACGAAGACGAGTTCGTCCGTGGGCGTCGCCGCATGCACGATCTCGAGACGGCGGCTACGCGGTGGGAGCTTCGTGTCCCGCTTGCGGAGCAGCTCGGCGAGAAGGTCGACGGGTTTCGGGAGGCCGTCGCCATTCAGTCAGCGCGGATCGATAAGGCGTTCGGTGACACGAACGCACTCGGAGAGAAGGTGAGGCGGTTGGAGAATCTCTTTCACGGCCCAGACGAGAAGAGCGGCCTTCGTGGTGACCTAAATGCCGTCACCGGGAAGGTTGACACCGTCCTGGCGAAACTTGACGGTATGAAAACGCTCATCGGCTGGCTCTGCGCTCTCGTCACCATTCTCAGCGGCGTCGGTCTTTGGAAGGTAATCCTGAAATGATGTTCCTGCCTTCTCTCCGCGCCATGATCGAGACTGCCGCGAGGGCGGCCGACCTGCCGTCAGCGATCGTCGGCGGGCTCGTGATGCGGGAGTCAAACGGAAACCCGAAGGCGTTCAGGCCCGAGGTCGGATGGCAGTATTTCGTCGGTCCCGATGGGCATCCGTGCAGCGTCACCGGCGTGCGGGGCATCTTCCCTTGTCCGGACGGAATGGAAGTCCTCGGGCAGCTCACCGGATGGGGGTTGTGCCAGGTCCAGGGCTCCGTGGCTCGCGAGTACGGATTCGCCGGGGCATTCCTCTCCGATCTTTGGGAGCCAGAGCGGAATCTGCACTACGGCTGCCGGCACCTCGCCAAGTTCGTCAAGAAATACGGGAAAATCGAACTCGCGCTTAGCGCCTACAACGCGGGACGACCGATCGAGGGAAACAAAATCTCCTACGTCCAGTACGTGCTCGACAGGGCGCGCGAATACAGCGAGGAGGCATGACCTACATCCTCGCCCTCCTACTGGTGACGGTCGTGGTCGGCTTCGTAGCCGTCATCTGGGAGGTGCGTCGTACGGAGGCCCGCGTGATGGACGCAGTGAAGCAGCTCGGCGAGAAGGGGTTCGTCGCCCAGAACCCGGCGAACAACATGAAGCCCTTGACCGCCCCGATCCTTTGGCGAACGAATCGTCGCGCTGCCCGAGCGCTTCTCGAGCGGAAAAACGCCGGGGGTAACGACTGATGCCGATGAACATGCCGATGGAGGCCCTGGGGAACAGTCTTCCGGCACTCGTGTCGCTGCTGAGTGGCGGCGGCAAGGACGAGCCTGGGAAGGTTGTCCCCGAGAACCTCGGCGGCAAGCCGCTCTCAACGTCTACGGACCCGAATCCCGGTGCTCCGACGCTGACGGACGACGACCAACGGGAGCTTCTGGACCTTCAGAAGAAGATCGCTCGTCAGGCCCTTTGGTCTCGCCGCCTCGACATCCGGAAGAAGCGGAAGAGCCGTTACTACTGGGCCGGGCAGCAGGACATTTACTGGAACGGCCGGGTCGGGGACTTCGAGGGGATCCAAGTTGGTCCCGCTGGCACCGCCCGTCCAGCCGACGAAGAGCGTGACGAGGTCGATCCCGGCTACACCTTCAACAAGTACCGCTGGTGCGGTCAATCGCTCATCGCCGTCCTCTCGAGTTCGCCTCCGACAGTGAGGTTCTACCCGGAGAGCGCCGAGAATTCTGACGACCAGGCGACGGCAGCGGCAGCCAACTCCATCTGGGAGCTGTTCAGCCGTACGAACCATCTGGAAGAGGTGCAGGCGACCGAGGCGTGGCTCCTCTACAACGACGGCATCTACGGGCTCTACGTCCGGCACGTTGTCGATGCCCAGCGCTTCGGGACGCATCCCGAGCCGATCATTCTCCCCGTCCCTCACGAGGTTGCACCCGACCGCTACGAGTGTCCCGGCTGCGGGGCGACGACGCCGGGGAACCCTCCCCAGCCCAACGGGGATACGCTAACCACATGCCAAAACCCGATGTGCCAGCAGCCGATGTCCGCGATGTCCTTCCGCCCGCGCGAGACGCAGACGGTAGACATGCCGATGGGGACGAAGGACGTCCCGAATGGCGCCGAGCTGGTGGAAGTCGTCGGAGGTCTCAACCTCTTCGTCCCGCCTAATGGCAAGGACATCGACGAGTTCCCGTACCTCATCTGGAGGGACGAAGTCGAGCGCTCGGTGGTCAAGGCCATGTACCCGGATGCGGCCGACAAGCTCGGGAAGAACACCTACGGCAACGGGCCGGAGGAAGAGTGGGAGAGGAACGTCCGGCTGATGATCAAGGGCCGGAGCGGGCCATACGTCGGCATCTCCTCGGCCGATGACAACGCCGACCTCCTGACCCTCACCCGGACGTGGCTCCGCCCCTCCTCCTTCTGGAGGATCGAGGACAAGGACAAGAGGGAGCGGTTCCTGAAGCTCTTCTCGGGCGACGGCTGCCTGATGGTCTCGTGCGGGGACCTCCTCCTCGAGACCCGGCAGCGGTCAATGAGCAAGGACTGGGTCGTCTGCCACGCGTACCCCGGCGAGGGCCAGGTCCGCGAGTCGATCGGCGACATCATGCTCGACGCCCAGGACGCGGGGAACGACCTCATCAATCTCGAGATCGACGCCGCGCGTCACGGGGTCAGGACGACCTTCGCCGATATCAAGCTCTTCTCCCAGGACGCCATCAACCAGCAGAAGATCAAGCCCGCCCAGATCCAGCCGATCACTCTCAACTCCGGCGACACGGCGGGTGCCCACTTCTGGGAGACGGGCGTTCCAACGCTCTCGGAGGCGACCACGGCCCTTCGCGAGGAGATCCTCGGGCCGCTCTCTGAGGGCATGACCGGGGCGCTGCCGGCGATCCAGGGGCAGAGCGACAAGGACATCAAGACCGCCACCGGCTACCGGATGGCGAGGGATCAGGCCCTCGGGCGCCTCGGGATCCCCTGGCGGTCCATGAAACACGCTCACGCGAGGATGGCGAAGCTCGCGGTCGAGGCGTTCATCGAGTCCCGCAAGCCCCTGGGGATGGATGTCACCTACTCCAAGCCCGTCGAGGGTGGATTCAAGAACGTCACGATCAAGATGACGGATCTCGAGGGTCGGTTCCTCGTCTTCCCCGAGGCGGACGAGACCTACCCGATGACGATGGGCGACAAGCGGACGGTCTACGAGGGCCTCCTCCAGTCGCCGAATCAGTACCTCAACGGCATCGGGACGAGCCCCGAGAACATGCAGGTGATCAAAGGGGTCCTGGGGCTCACCGGCCTTCAGATCCCCGGCGAGTCGGCTCGAGAGCAGCAGCGGCGGGAGATCCAGGAACTCGTGAGGTCAGAGCCCCAGCAGCAGCTTGTGGCCCAACCGCCGATGCAGGATCCGGCGACCGGCCAGGTGATCCAGCCGCCCCCGCAGCCGACGCTCGTCCCGAGCGTGCCGATCGACCAGGACTTCGACGACCACGAGGTCCACTTCCAGACGATCCAGGAATGGCTCGAGAAGGAAGAGGCCCAGGCGTTGAAGATGACGAACCAGGGAGCCTGGATGAACGTCAGGCTCCACGGCCTCGCCCACAAGCAGGCCATGATGCCGCCCCCGATGCCCGCTCCGGGGCCGGGTGGTCCGCCGCAGGATCCGGGTCCCGGCCCGCAGGCGATGGGCGGATCCGCTCCGATCCCGCAAAACGCAATGCAGTCCAACCCACAGATGGGAGGGTGATAGATGGCGATCTACATGCTCATTTCGACGGCCCCGCCGAGCCCCACCTTCCAGGTGGGGCAGACCGTGACGTCGAACTGGAACGATTTCACAGCGGTCTCGACGAGTCGTGCCTACGACATCTCGACGTGCGACACCGTTCGCATCCACGTCTTCGGCGACGGAGGGGACACGACGAGTTCGTGCCTCATCCAGACCGGACCCACCGCGACCGGGCCGTGGTTCACCGAAGCCACGATCACGAATGCGACGGACGGCGCGGTAGGAGGTGGCTCGGCCTGGTCGATTCCACGGAACGACTGGGTTCGAATCAGCGTGGCCTCCATCACTCCAGGCGGAACGCTTAACGCAGCCCTTTCGGGCTGGTACATGTCCAACAGGGTCCATTAGTGATTTGTGACGCCGATCTCGTCGTGGCGCGACGTAAAACAGCCTGATCGGCAGGATAGGAGAACCAAGTGGCAGACACGGCAGTAGCAACCCCGACCGCACCCGCCCCGGCTCCCTCGGCGCCAACCACGGCCTCTGTGCCGTCTCCGGCCACGAGCGGTTCCGCGTCATCGACGATCAACGCGTCGGACGTAGGGGGACAGGCGGCCAATTACCTCTCGATGATCGCGAACGCCTCGACGGCGCCCGCGAGCGTCGCTCCCTCGCCCACGGCGACCACCACCCCGGCACCCGGTACCAACGTGATCCCGCCGGCCGCAGCGGAACCCGCCAAGGCCGACGCCATCGCCCAGGCTATCGACGCCCTCGCGACCCCGAAGGAAACCCCGACCGCCGAACCAGCCGCCGCGACCTCGGTGACGACCGAAGACGAGGTGGACGAGGAGGGTGGCTACGGGGACCTGACGGACATCGAGAAGGCGGCCCTCGACTCCAACCCTCGTCTTCGTAAGGCATGGTTCCGCAACCGCGCACTCGACGAAACCGGAGTGAGAGTTCGCGACGCCCGCGTCTACAAGGACGCGAATATGACGCCCGACAGGGCTCGTGAGCTGAACGAGCTGTTCCCGACGCAGCAGTCGGCCCTTCGTACCGTCGATCTCGCCAACGCCGCCCAGAACCTCTACGAAGACTTCAGGACCAATCCACGCCAGCTTCTTACGAACCTCTCTCAGCTTGACCCCCAGTCCTTCCAGGTGCTCGCGCAGCAGTTCGATGCTGACCGTGCCCTGATCCTCGGTGAGGATGTGATTCGCTCCGAACGGGCGAACGTCCTGTCTGATGGCATGTGGCGGGTGCTCGACGATGTCGAGACCAACGCCCAGGCCCTCGGCGACAACGAGGAGGGACAGATTCTCCAGGCAGCCGTAGCGGTCATCCGGAACGAGCTTTACAAGGGTAAGACTCCGAACGGGCAGACCGATCTACCGCCGTCCGTCAAGAACGAGCTGAATCAGCTTCGGCAGGAGCGGGAGTATTTCAACCGGCAGCAGATGGCCCAGCGCACCCAGGCTCAGACGGGGTTCCAGAACTCGGTGCTCAACACGGCCTTCGACAACGTGCGCGGCAGTCTCAAGACCGAGATCAGCGCGCTCGTTCCCCAGCTCAAGGACAAGCCGGAAGTTCTCGAGCGTCTGGCGAATCAGGCTTTCCAGGGCGTCTACGGAGACGTCACGGCAAAGCAGAACGTCTGGGTGAAGGACTTCACTCGGATGATTCAGAACGGCCAGATGTCCAAGGAAAACCACGATTACCTCGTAAGTCTCGCGGTGGATCAGGCCAAGGCATACGTGAAAAAGCGCGCCATCGAGGCTGTCGAGCCGATTCTCTCTACGGCCGGCAGCATCCAGAAGGGACGCGAAACGGCGCGTGCCGCAGCCCCCGCCCCACGGGACATCGCCGTCGCCGGAGCTTCGTCGGTAGCCAATCCGCCGAAGGCCGTCGATACCTCAAAGTTCAAACCGGCTTACTCACCCGAGGCAATGCTCGCTCAGCTACAGGAGCGCCTCGCGGCCGGGAGCCGATAAGGAGCAACGAACATGGCAGGCACCGCCCAGTCTATCAGTGACATCGTAGCGGTCGAACTCGAGAGGGTAATGCCGCTCGTCACTGGGATGTACGAAGCCGAGGATCACCTCTGCTCCATGATGGAGAAGGTGGTCTCGGAAGATCAGTCAACCCGAAACATGAGGATCCCGCTCGCGATGGCGCCCGGCGGCAAGTTCCGCCAGGTGACGTTCGACGGTGGAGACCAGGGACGCGGCTCGGGCACCTTCTACGAGGTGGCTCAGGTCTCGCCTCTCGATCAGTCGATCGCCATCGAGTACACGAAGAAGACCGAGTACGCGACGAACTCCAAGGAGAAGTCGGTCGCGAACACCGTCCAGCGCGCGCTCGTCGATGCGATGGTCGAGTTCAAGACGTACAAGGACATCCTTCTTCAGGGCGCCGGCAACGGCGTCACCGGAACGATCCTCTCCGGCCCCAGCGTCAACGCGATCACGATGGCGACGCCGTTCTTTGAGACCGGCTCGCGCTACAACCAGACCGTCCAGGTCTACAACTCGACTCTCGCGACGAACCGGGGCAGCGCCGTCATCACGTCCTTCCCCGACCCCGTCAACCACACCCTCACGGCCTCTGGCGGCTGGCCGGCGGGCACCACGAGCACCGACAAGATCGTCATCGACGGTCTGACGGGTGCCTCGCCGGTCTCGCTCTTCGGCCTTGCCTACCACCAGTCCACGGCCCAGACCGGAACCTGGCTCACGCTCAACCGCGCGACCTATCCGCAGCTCTGGACGCCTGGGGTCACGGCCTCGTCCCTCATCACTCCGACCCACCCGCAGGCGCTTCTCACGAAGGTCGAACAGGCCCTCGGCTCGACGGTGTTCGACACCGGTAAGTGGATCTGGTACATGCACCCCTCCCAGCACACGAGCTGGGTCAACCTCCAGCAGATGGTCGCCGAGGTCGAGTACCAGAGCGGCACGGACGGCGGCACCGAGATCGATTACCTCGTCAACCGCAAGAAGCAGCGGACGATCGGCGGCATCACCGTGATGACGTCCATCCACGCTGACCAGACCCGCATCGACCTGACTGACGTCAAGGACTGGGCTCGTGGAACGCTTCTCGAGACTCAGATCCTCAACATGGCCGGGAATACGAAGATTCCTGTCTATGGAGCGAGCGGTGGATTCGGAAGTGCTGAACTCTTCTACATAGGTAACAGTGAACAATTTGTCAAAAGAAACCCCAGAAGGGGCGGAGTGATCAGTTCTTTGACAATTCCGTCCTCTCTCTAACCAAGGGATGAACCGAGTAGCCCTCAGCGAGAATGCAGGCCAAGAACTCATGAAGATCACGATTCCCCTTCCGCGAGTTACAGGATCGACAGGCGACGGCCAGGTTGGCCGCGTCGTTGGTTCCACCTCTCGAGAGGGCGATGATGTGGTCCTTGTGAGCTTGGCGCCCGGTAACGGCCTTCCCGCAGTAGGCGCAGGCATGATTGAAATCCTCGAGCCTCTGGCGCCATTCCGCCGTGGTGTGGCTGCCAGAGGCCCCGAGTTCGTTCGCTCTGCGCCGATGCTCGACGGTACGCCTGGACTGCCAGTCTCGCTCGCGCCTCCTCTTCCACATCGCCCGAGCCTCCTCTGGATGGTCCTTGGCGAACTGGCGCTTCATCGCGTTGTAGTTCGCCTTCCGTCTCTCGTACGACGTCTGGTTCCACTGCCTCAGCAGCTCCGGGTTCTCTTTCTTCAGGCGCTCGTACGTTTCTTTCGAGGCACGGCGGATCTCGTCCTTGTGGGTCTCGTACTTCGTACGCTCCCATTCCCGAACCTTCTCTGGATTCGCCGCACGGTACGCACGCTGGCGCTCCCTATCCGCCTCGGGATTCTTCGCTCGGTGCTCTTTCATCCAGGCGTTCAGGCACCCTCGGCAGTACGCATGTTTCCGTTCCGGAGGAAGCGGGATTTCACATCGGGAACACAGTCTTTGTTTCATAACACTAATCTAGAGCCGCCATTCCGATCTGTCAAGGCGGCATAGGAGAAAACAGTGAGTCAAGTCCAGAGCCTCGGTTTGTGGTCCGGCGGGTTTCTCCGCTGGGCGCTCGATGACACCACGTTCGACCTTACCCCCTGCACGGGAGCCTCGGCTGCTGACGCCCTCTACGGCATCGGCACCCAGTCCTCCCGCGCTCTCATCAACGACACGCTCCCCGGTGGCGCGTTCTTCAAGCAGTACGGCGGAACGGCGGTTGCTAGCTCCACCGCCGAGACCAACCTGCTTACCGGAACGATCTCGTACGGCTCGCTGACGCCGACCACCGGCATCTTCAACACCCTGGGCAAGGTCTTCCGCCTCACGGTCAACGGCATCGTTGGCAACACCGGGACCCCGAACCTCACCATCAAGGTGAAGCTCGGTACGACCGTCGTTGCGACGACCGCTGTCCAGGCGACGACCGCTGTCACCGGATCCACCGCTCCCTTCCGTCTCGTCTGCGAACTCGTTTGCACGACGACCGGAGCCACTGGCGTTCTCTCGGGTGGCGGCATCTTCAGCTACGGCACCAACACGGGTGTCGTGGGCGGTATCCTCGTTCCGGCGTCCCTCACGGCCCTCAACCTCGCGGCCTCCCAGGCGCTCACCGTCACGGCGACTTGGGGCACCTCGGATCCGGCCAACACCATCGTTTCGACGCTCGCGATTGGCGAGCTGATCTAATGTTCAACCTGAAAGCCCCGGTCACGGTCTGTGCCCTGGCCGGGGCTCTTCTCCTAACGGAGGCCCCGCAAATGAGCGTCTTTCCAGGTCTAGCGCCAAACCAGGGAGGCGTCTGCCGCTGGGGCTCAACGGATGAAGAGCCCTACGACGTGATCCCTCGAAACGGAAACGTAGGCATCGACAACGTACGCTCGATCGGTACGGCCGAGTTCCGCGTCAAGATCAACGGCAGCTACGTCGGCAATATCGCCTTCGTAACCTCCGGCGCGTCAATCTCGAATAGCGCCACCGAGACTTCTCTCATCGGGACGGCGCTCGTCGGAAGTACGACGATTCCCACGTCGGCCGCGTCTGGCACCCACGTCTGGCGGTTCTCCGCATTCGGCGTCCTGGCGAACACCGCAAACCCGACGCTTCGAATCAAGCTGAAGCTGAACTCCAACATCGTCTGCGATACGACGGCCTTCACGGTCAATGCCGCCGCCAGCGCCGTTCCGTGGAGATTCCAGGCCGACGTCCACCTGTCCGGCGGTCTCGTTACCCACACCTACTCGACGTTCACGTACGACTCTGACGGTGTCGGCGGGTACGTCGTCGTCGTTCGGGATGCCTCCGTCATCTCCGGCTCGTACGACGGATCGGTCGATCAGGTCGTTGACCTCACGGCTCAGTGGGGCACGGCCAGCTCGTCCAACGCCATCGTCAGCAGGATCGCCACCCTGGAGTCGCTCTACTAATGTCCGCCCTCCCCCTCTCCGAACTCGTCGAGCCGACGATCCGTCCCGGCCGGGTCCACCATCAGGACCCACCGGCCCGCGTGCAGCGGTTCCTCGCCAACTACGGCGGGAAGAACCGCTACGGTGGTCCGATGTACCGCCTAGTCTGGGGTGGCTCTCGCCTCTCTTGGAAGGCAGGTGAGTGGAACGACCACGACGAACATGGAGAGCTGATCCGGACGGTCATCGAGTGCCGTCAGACCCCGAAATACTTCTGGGCGAGGGAGCGCTTCGTTCTCGAGTCCTGGCGTCCCCCCGAGACCTTCGGAACCCCCGCCGAGTGGTACGCCAGAGCCGAGTGGATCGGCGGTCAGAAGGTCGATCTTCTCGGCGACTACCCGCGCGAGGGCGACTACGGGCCGATTGACGTCGTCGAGGACATCGTCCTTCGCTGCACCCGCCTCAACATTCATGGGCCAAACAAGCCCTGCGATTCCTGCACGGGCGAGAGCGTCTACCTCGAGCCCACGCGCCTCTACGTCAAGCACATGGTCGATCTCCACCGTAAGCAACAGGCGATGAAGGCCAAGGACGTCTACACAAAGGACATCGCCGAGATCGGCCGGAAGCGCACTGAGACCTGGAACTACCACTACGACCAAGTTCACGACAACGCGCCGAGCTGGGTGACGCCCTACGTGTCGTACGCCGGACTCGACGCCAAGAAAGGAATTCTCGCGTCATGAAGACCACCCTTTACTCCGTCTATCCCGAGAAGCTCGAGCTGGCCCGCAACCAGATGTCGGCCACCCAGCCGTTCGGGGCGTTCATCATGCCGGCGCCGGATGGCGACGAGACGACGACCGTTATGGCCGGCGACGACAAGCTCTCCTACATCGTCATCGACGACATCGAGACCACGGTCGATCAGGGCTATTCGAACTTCTCGAAGGTCACGATCGACGGCCGGGACGTCGCCAAGGAACTCGCCGGCATCTGGCGTAGCCACGGCATCTTCCTGCCGGAGAAGCCCGGTCAGCCCTCTTTCGAGGAGATCCAGGCTGCCAAGACCCTCCTCAACACGTTCTTCAACGAAGAGTACAGTCGTGGCGATGCCTCCTTCAGCCGCAACCGGAACCCCGCCTTCATCTCCGACCAGGCACGGGTGGCTGCACGCGCTCTCAACCGCAAGCCCGATTGGGCGACGTCCGACGCTCAGGTCACTCGTAACTGCCCTCATTGCGACGAGCTGATCCGGGTCAAGGCCAACGTCTGTAAGCACTGCGGGCGGGACGCGAAGGTCGCCGAGGTCCCGGAACCGAAGCCATCCCCGCAGCGGGCGGCGGCTGGGGCGAGGTAACGAGCTAGATGGCAACCGCCAACGACGTCTATACCCTGGTCCGGGCGCTGCTGAACGACACGCAGCAGGACTGGAGTACGGACGCCGTGCTCCTCCCGTACGTGCAGAGCGCCTACCGAGAGGTGGCTCGGCTCTGCCGTACGCAGGGGATGGCGATCTACCGAAAGATCGCGGCGGTCTCAGGTATCGCCGGGACCACGACAAGCTACGCCACGGTCGGAAGAGCCACAACCCCGGCCTATGCCTCGGACCTCATCTGGCCGGTCACGATCAGGGAGAAGCTCTCGAGCGCGGCGTTCAACGCCTACACGCCGATGGGGCGGCAGGACGACCTCCCTCGGACCCTAGTGAATTCCAAGGCCGAATGGAGCCACTGGGTCTGGGTGGACGACACGATCTACCTTCCTCCGGTTTCGGCCGTGACCAACCGTGACCTCCTGATCCTCTACGAGGCCCAGCTCGCGGATATCGCCTCAAGCGCCACGACCCTCCGCATCCAGGACAGCGTGGACGCCATCGCCTACCTGGCTTGCTCTGCTATCACGAAGGAACGCGGTCAGGCCGGCTGGATGAAGGAGTTCGAGGATAAGGGCCAGCAGCTCGTCGGCCAGCTCGTCGCTGACGAGGCGGCGGCCACCAAGCGTGCCACGACGCCAGGCTTCGGAGGGAACCAGTGAGCGATACGACTAGGGATGCCCTGGCGCTCGCGACGTCGCTCCTGGCCGGGATGCGCGGCGGCTCTGGGCCCGGTGTCGATTCGAACCTCGAACCTCACCTCAAAGAGGCGATGCGCGAAATCATGCGGTCGTTCAACGAGGCGGGCGTCTCCCGCCTTCGAATGCGGGCGGACGTCAACCTCACGGTCGGGCAGACGGCTCTTACCTCCTCGTCCAGTCCCGCGCTCCCTACGGACTTCCTCGAGCCCATTCGCCTCTGGGAGCGGCTCACGAGCGGCACGTACCTGGACTTCGTCCAAATGGTCAAGGTCCGGGACGCCCTTCCCCAGAACGAGCCCCAGTCCACGAACCTCATCTGGTGGGAGTGGCGAAACGCCGCCCTCTACTTCGTGGGTTCGACGCAGGCCGTCACCATCCGGATCGACTACTACGCCGACGTCACGGCACTTCTCGACTACGGGGACGCGGTTCCGATCGACGACATCAACGGGCCACTCGGCTACCTGACCGCCGCTGGATACGCCATCAGCTTCGACGCCGGCCTTTCCGAAACACTGAAGGCGGAAGGGAACCGCAAGCTCTCGACCGTCATCAACCTCGACACTCACGTCAAGCAAGAACGTCCGGCCCGCGCTTACCGGCGTCGGTTCGGCATCCCCTATTAGGAGGCCAACATGGCTAACGCAATCACCATCGACAACACGAAGACGGACTCCACCCAGAACCATTTCATCTTCTACGGGACAATGGTTCTGAGCGGCAGCTACGCGACGGGTGGCGAGACGCCGGACTACACCCAGGTCCAGGCCACGGGCACGGCCGACTGGATCGACGTCGCGTCTCTCGCCGGCTACGCCTGGGTCTACACGTTCACGGACGCGAAGATCAGGCTGAACGATTCAGCGGGTACCGAGCACGCGGCCGGGGCCTATGCCGGCGGCATCACGGGCGACACGGTTCGCGTCCGGATTTGGATGAAGAAGCTGTAGATGCCCGTCACGGACGGATTTGACGACGCGCTGGCCGTCGATACTTTCGGCGGCCTCGTGACCCAGGCGGATCGGAACGATCTCCCGCCTGGGGTGTCGCCGAATTGCCAGGACGTCGAGTTCTCCCCCGGCATGGTTCGATCTCGAGGCGGCTTCAGGAATTACCTGACGACGAATACGCTCGGGAATCCGTCCTACATCAAGGCGGCGATCCGGGATGACTTCGCCAAGACCGAAACGAGTCTGGTCCTGGCCGACGACGGCGGAACTCTCGGAGCCAAGCTCTACGCGAACGGTACGTCGGTTGATGCTGAACTCGGCTACGCCTACGCCATCGCGACTGTTGCCCTGGCCTCTACCGTGACCAATGGTCGGAAGCGACTCTGCGGTCACTCGGCGACCTTCGGGCAGTTCGAAGCCATCGCTCTCTCGGATGGTCGCTTCGGGATGTCTCAGCCCCGAAAGTACGATCTAATCGGCGGCCAGTTCGAACAATTCGCGCCGCAGGGGCCGGGCATCGGGCCAACGCTAGCGGCCGGCGCAGCGGGGACTGTTGACAACGGGTCGCACTACGCGACGGTCGTATTCGAAACGCGGCACGGCTATCGAACCGATGCACCGCTCGGGATCTTCGTCGCGAACATCGTCGTCGTCCTCAATCAGAAGATCGTTTGCAATAACATCCCCCTCGGACCACCCGGTACGATTCGTCGGATCATTTTCTTCACTCCGGTCGGCGGCGATTCCCTGGCAGGTCCCTATTTCGCGCTCAACGATTCCGTCACCTCGACGTTCATCAACGACAACACAACGACTACCGCGACCTTCGACTTCACCGACATACATCTAGTCTCCGGCATTCCGCTCCTGCCACTCGTGAATCAAATCGAGATGCCGCCTGTCGCTGGCTTCTGCCGTTACAGAGACCGTCTCGTGGGATGGGGCGCCCTGACCGACACCACGCTCTACATCAATCCCGGCTTCACGGTGCGGAACCTGAGCTTCGACGGCGGATTGGTCGGGACGACTCCGGGCGGTTGGGGTGCGCCTGCCGCCGATGGGTCGGTCGTCACGGCAGCGGGCGCAGCAGGCCAGGTCTACCAGATCGCCCCCACCGCCGTTGGGGCACGGGGTGCAATCGTCAGCCTAGGGTTGATCGACCCG